AATATAGTTTGAAAAAGGAGGACCAAAAAAGTCCTCCTTTTTTTATTTATTTAATTTTTTTTGCAGGATTTTATTGTGAAATGGATTTTTTTGTAAAAACACAATATTTATATGAAAAAATAAACTTTTACGAAAAAATGGCAAAAGAAAAAAATTTAGTGGAAGAGGCTCTTATACAAATGAAAAATTTGGAGGAGGCTGTAGCCGAGAATGCAAAAGGAATACTTGCTTCAACTATGAAGGAAGAAATCAAAGAATTGGTAAAAGAATCTATCGTTTCCGAACAAGGTGAAGATGATGAGATTGAAACAACAGATGATGAAATGGATGTAGACATGGATTCTGATGACGAAGATATGGATGTAGACATGGATTCTGATGAAATGGATATGGATATGGATTCTGATATAGATGACACCGAAATGGACGACGAAGTTATTGATTTATCAGGAGAAGATATCTCTGATGAAGATTTACTTAAAGTCTTTTTGGCTATGGATGAAAATGACGGTGTTATAGTAAAAAAGGACGACAGGATGATAAATCTTAGAGACGAAAACACAGATAAAGAATATATGATTCAAACTGAATCCGAAGATGAAATGGAAGAATCAATGGACGATATTGAACCACTTTATAATGAAATGGAAGAATCTTACGACGAAATGGAAGAATCTTACGACGAAATGGAAGAAGATGACATGGATTATGAAATGGAAGAATCTTACTACGAAATGGAAGAAGATGATTCTATGGACAGTGAAGGTGATAGTATAGAAGATATTGTTAATGCGGTTTTCGGTGAAACTACAGAATCTGATGATGAAAATTTTGATGAGGAAGAAGTTGTTTATGAAATCGAATTAGACGATGAGGATGACGAAAAAATCCAAGGAATTCATATGGAGTCTACTAAACCAAAAGTTGGTAAAGGTGGTAAAATCGGAAAACCAAAATTCTCTTACAAAAAATCATCAGGAGGATTCAAAGAATCTATGAAACAAGGCACAAGAGGTGTTGGTATGGGTAAACCTAAGTTCGAATTCAAAGAAGGTAAAAAGGATATTTCTGCATCAACTAAAAAAGAAATGTCTTCTTTTGAGAAAAAGGAAACTAAAGAAGCGGCACGTACATTAGGTATGGGTTCTAAATTTAGAAAAGGTGGATTACCAAAACCTAGAGCTTATTCAAAATTCAACATGAATATTGATGAGTCAAAACACCAAGAACAAATTAATGTTCTAAGAGAGAAAAACGAAGAATATCGTAAAGCACTTAATGTGTTCAGAGATAAATTAAACGAAGTGGCTATTTTTAATTCAAACTTGGCTTACGCAACAAGATTATTCACCGAACACTCAACATCTAAACAAGAAAAAATTAACATCTTGAGAAGATTTGATAGTGCTGAAACTCTTAAAGAATCAAAAAATTTGTACAGAACAATCAAAGATGAGTTATCATCTAAAAATAAATCGTCATTGACTGAATCGATTGAGGAAAAAATTGAAAGAACTCCAACATCAGGCTCAGCATCGACATTAATCGAATCAAAAACTTACGAAAATCCTCAATTCTTAAGAATGAAGGATATCATGAGTAAAATAATCAAATAAAAAATAAACTTAAAAAAATCCAATAAAAATGGGAGCATTATTAGAATCAGGTCTTGTTGGTAACATCGGTCTTAAGCACCTTAAAGTTATCAAAGAAGATACTATCAACAAATGGGACAAATTAGGGTTCCTTGAAGGTCTTAAAGGCCACCTAAAAGAAAATGTTGCACAACTTTATGAAAACCAGGCGTCACATTTGATTAATGAAGCAACTTCTGACTCATCATCAGGTTCTTTCGAAACGGTTGTATTTCCTATCGTTAGACGTGTTTTCTCTAAATTGTTAGCGAACGAAATCGTATCAGTTCAGGCTATGAACTTACCAATTGGTAAATTGTTCTATTTCGTACCTAAAATTCAGGGTTACTCAGGTGGAACTGTAACAGATTCATTAGGTGTTGTATCAGGTGACCATTATGCACCAGTTGGTTCTCCAGGAAATTACCCTGGCGACCCAAATTCAGGTTACGCTACCGGTACAGGTTCATACAATTCAACTTACCAAAAAAATCTTTATGATTTATTCTACGAAGGTACTGAACCGGGAATGAATCCTGCGGGTCTTTTTGACTACTCTAAAGGTCGTTTCGTAACATTAACTGCGTCAACACCAACTGTGGCATGGTCTAACGGAGCGTTAATCGCTTCAGCATACACAACTACAACAAATGCTGAATTCAGAAAAATTATCGTTGCTCTTTCAGGTTTCTCAACTGCGGGTATCGGTAAATTAATCGGACCTGACGGTCAAGAACAAGACACAGAATCTTTCTTGTCTAATTTAGTACTTTATACCGACAACGCTACTGCTGCATCTAATTTGGGAACATCAACATTCACACCACTTCTTTTCAGAGTAGTAACTCAGAAATATGGTCAAGCAATGTACGGTCCTCAATACACATCAACACAAGCGGCTTTCGGAACATCATCAACTGGTGGTAATGGAGGTTACTACGATAACGTATGTAGTCAAACAGGATTTATTTATCTCGAAATTGATGCTCAGGTTCCTGTGTGTGTTTCTTGTGGTCAATCAACACCTGATGGTTATTCAGGAGCAACATTAACCGCTGCTTCATGGTCAGGCGCTTCTGCTAATACTAACATCAAAGCGGCTTGGAGACGTTACGAAGAACTTGAATTTGAAGATAAAATCGGTGAGGTTTCTTTTGACCTTGAGTCGGTAACAGTTTCTGTTACTGAAAGAAAATTAAGAGCTCAATGGTCACCTGAACTTGCACAAGACGTTGCGGCATTCCATAATATCGATGCTGAGGCTGAATTGACAGCACTATTGTCTGAACAAGTTGCGGCAGAAATCGACCGTGAAATTTTACGTGACTTACGTAAAGGTGCGGCTTGGAACCTACGTTGGGATTACAACGGATGGAAGCGTCTGTCTTCAGGAACTACTCCATACACTCAGAAAGATTGGAATCAGACTTTGATTACGGCAATTAACCAAATTTCTGCACAAATCCACAAATCAACACTTCGTGGTGGTGCTAACTGGATTATTGTTTCATCTGAAATTTCAGCAATTTTTGATGATTTGGAATACTTCCACGTATCAAATGCGTCTCCTGAGCAAGACCAATATAACATGGGTATCGAAAGAGTAGGTACTCTATCAGGTCGTTATCAAGTTTACCGTGACCCATACTTCCCAGCAAACACTGTGTTGATTGGTCATAAAGGTACTTCATTACTTGATACAGGATACATTTACGCACCGTATGTACCTCTACAGTTGACTCCAACTATGTACAATCCATTCAACTTTACACCTATCAAAGGTATCATGACACGTTACGCTAAGAAAATGGTTAACAACCGTTTCTACGGACGTATCACAGTTGACGGAGTTCGTACATTTGACTTGAACGAATTGAGATAATCAATTTTAATAATTAAAACGAAAAAGGGACAAGAAATTGTCCCTTTTTTTGTTTTTTTAGGTTATTAAGATATTTATTTATAAAGTAAATATTATGGCACTAAGATTAATGACAGGAACAACATGTGGAGGTAGTACAGTAATTACATTCATCGCAGATGATGTAGTAGTTGCTGCTAATCCATTAAATAGAATTTATCAATTAGATACAGGTGTGTGTTTCACATTAACAGCATCAGGTGCTACCACAACTAACGGAGCAACAGCTTATATAGCATTTGGTCCATACACAACATGTGCACAGTGTTTAACCCCCGTTAATTCAGGAGGAGTAACTTCAAGAGATTGTAAAGATTGTGATACTGGCGTGTTTAGTTCAACTACCTTCAATCAAGCTGTCTACACAAATGGTCAAAACAGGGCTATCGCTCAGAATAATACTGTAGCATTAGGAGGATTTAACGGTCTAAATAATTAAGATTCTTTAGAAAGAATTCTAATACATTTAGATAACAATTCTGTTTCTCCAATGTTATAAACCCCCCTCTCATAGGCATACTTCGCGGCATGTATTAAAAATATTGTTGCAACATTATTATCCATAGATTGTAATAATGTTTCCAATTGTTCCTCAGTTGAGATTTCTAATCTCCCAAAGAGTACCGCTAAGGGTTCCGTATTTTCCATTACTTGTGATAATTTTTTTCTTTATGAAATTTTCAGTTTCTTTCTCAATATCATCCACACAATGATAATTGTCAAGAACTACTTTGTAAAATTCCTCTGATAATTCGGTTGTCCAAACAAATTCTGTATTTTTCATATGTTTTGATTTAGTACGATATTTATATAATATAGTAAATTTATTTTAATATGACAAATAAAATTAATGAAGGTACTGGAACTTCTGCATCGGGAAAATACTCAA